ACTTTTAGCAAGAATTAGATCTGTTATTGAAAGAAAAAACAATACAGATAAAATATTATTCGTAGGAAAATTTGAGAACACCAATCAGGTTAAAACTGTCCCATTAACTGAGATGGTAAAGACGGAAGAGTTTGGCGGCCAAACTGGTGGAAAGAAAATAAATCTTGGAATTAAATTTGAAAAAGATTTCTATCATAGTTTAAGTTGTGAACTTGGATGTGGTGGTGAAAGAACAGTATATTCTAAAGAAGTCAAAGACCTACTTGAAGATATTGGAAAAGTTGAAAAGTGTGGTCTTTCTGATGTTTCTGCTGAAGGAGGTAAAAATCAATCGAGACCTTTAGCAGGTGGTGCTGGTGGATTATATGTTACTGCTGGAGGAACGAAGAAAAAAGATATTGGAAGTACAGTTACTGATATTACCACTTTCTGGGGCCCAAAAAAAGAACCAGTATATCTGTCATTAAAGTATGGAAGTACTCTTACTTTTATTAATTCTGGAGTAGGAAAGATTTTTACTGCTGATGATTATAAAAATTATTTTAATGGATATAGCAATCCAATAGGAAAAGAGTTATTTAAAATGTTTGGAATTGATCCGATTCTATTTGCTAAAACCTTTAATGATTATCCACATAAAACAAAAATGCCATCAGTAGATGTAACAAGTAAGTGTGATAAGGCAGCTATTCAAGATTTACTACAATATGCAATCGGTCATGGATATTGGATGATTCATGGAGGAACAAGTGGTGGAGTTAAAATGTATCAGATTGATGAAGCATATATGAAGAAGGCATCTTCAATTACGGGACAGGTAAAAATAATGTATGGTGGAAGTATGGGTAAAGGAAAGCGCATTGACATCCATATGGAAAGTTCGGTTTACAAGTTTATGTGGAACTTGAGAAATAAACAGTCTGGACTTTATCCATCGCACATTATGTGCGATTATAAAAAGAAATAAATATAGTATAAGGACTAACAATATAGATGAAAAGTTTTTTCCAATTTTTGAGTGAGGCACAATCGCAGGCAAGTATGCAGGCGAAGAAACTGAACCTCAAGAGTGATGGCCACGGAGGTTGGTTAGACTCTCGTGGAGAGTTTGTTGCGAAGACTGAAGGCGGAAAACTGAAGTTCTTTAACCAGAGTCAGAAAGTAGGTCAACAGGATCCAAAGCAAGTAAGAACTCCTGCCAATCAGCAACCAACTGCAACTCAAACAAAACCTCCAACCAAGGAACAAGAACCAACAAAGAAGGCAGAGACTCCACAAGACCAAGAAGCAGAAACCCAAGCAGATACTTTGACTGTTGCTTTTGGTCGTTTCAATCCTCCTACTGTTGGCCATGAAAAACTTTTGAGTGCTGCTAAGAAAGCATCTGCTGGTGGAGACCTTAAGATCTATCCATCCAGAACTCAAGATCCTAAGAAGAATCCACTGGATCCTGATATGAAGATTTCATATATGAAGAAGATGTTCCCAGATTATGCGGATAACATCGTGAATGATGAAGAGATGAAATCCATTTTTAATGTTCTTACCACAGCAAGTGAGCAAGGATATACAAGCGTTAATATTATTGTTGGTTCTGATCGTCAGTCAGAGTTTGAAAATCTGGCAACCAAATATAATGGAGAACTTTATACCTTCGATGAGATTCGTGTAATCTCTGCTGGTGTTCGTGATGCTGATGCTGAAGGTGTTGAGGGAATGTCAGCATCCAAGATGAGAAAGGCAGTTGTTGATGGGGACTTTGATTCATTCCGTCGTGGAACTCCTAAGTCGCTGGATGATGGCGATACTCAGGCTCTGTTTGATGCCGTTCGTTCTGGAATGAAAATCAAAAAGAAAAAAGAAGTTGCTGAGATGTGGGAGATTGCTCCTAAGTATGATTTAAAAGGACTTCGTGAGCAATATGTGAATGGTTTGATTTATAAGATTGGTGATGTTGTCGAAAACTTGAATACTGGACTTATTGGTGAGATTGTTCGTAGAGGGACGAATCATTTAATTTGTGTCACCAAAGAGAACATTATGTTCAAATCTTGGATTCGTGATGTGATGGAAGCAGTTCAAAACTATCCTGGCCCTTGTGGTGTTTCTGCTGATAAGAGAGAGGTTGGAACTGATTCATATCGCGAATATGCGATGAAAATGACAGGAACTGAGGGGATCAAGAATTTCATAAATAAGTATAAGAAAAAGACTAAGTAGAATTAAGATGTCTATCAATCCCTTGAACGATCTCTCCAAGGTCTATTTGGAGAATGTCTCAGAGTCTGCTGTTCCAGGCAAACCTGCTGAAAGACTTGGTGCGGTAACTGGTATCCCCAAGTCTGAGCAGGAAGCTGCTAAAGAAAGACTTCTGAAAAAAGCAGCAGCAAAACGCGCTGCTATGAAGACCGAGGCACTTGATCCCGTAGGACAGGAAGACGCAGATATTGATAACGACGGCGACACCGATAAGTCTGATAAGTATCTCCATAAGCGTCGTAAGGCTATTGCCAAGGCGATGAAGAAGAGAGTAAAGGAAGAAAGAGAACTTGCTGAGATTCATAAGCAGGCACATATGCCGCATGAAATTCCCGACAAGAATCTGAAAAAACTTGTCGCAAAAGCAGTCAAGAGAATTGATACTGATGTTGACGGTGATACAGATCACAATGATAAAGCAAAGGGAGAACTTGGTGAGTTCATTCCAGGTGTAGGTAACAAGAGACTTTATTCGACTACAGGAACAAAAACCGCAAAAGAATCTTTCTCAAACTGGAGACAAGATCTTTCCGAAGTTATTACTGATGAGTCTGATAAACAAATCAAGGAAAAAAAAATTAAAAATAAAGTTGTAATTAATCCAAAACTGGGAGAAGCAGTAGAGGAAATTGGTGGCACTCTTCTTGAAATGATTGAAGTTGATGAGTTTGATTATGTTGTTGAGGAAGTATATCTGGAACTTATTGAAGAAGGATTTTCTGAAGATGAAATTGAGTATGGTATTGAGACTGCTCTAAAAAATCTTGAAGAAGGATATTATGATTCGGCAGTAGCAACATCAGCATCAAAAGCAAAGTCTTCCGAAGAACCTGCTCCTAAGAAGTCTTTGAAGGACAGACTTAAGTCTGTCGCTAAGAAAGCAATTTATGGAACTGCTCGCGCTGCTGGAGAAGTAGTAAAAAAGAAGGAACAAATTAAAGGGGCAGCAGAAAAAGTAAAAACTTATAGCAGCACTATCAAAAAAATTGCCAAGGCTGGTTATAAGTCTGGTAGAGGACCAGTCGAAAAAACGACAACTTATAGAGGTGCTGGTGTAGGTCGTAAGGAAAAGATTGGTGAGGAAGTCGTTGATGAAGGAATCAAGGGTGAAAGAAATGTAATGAGAAAACTTGCTTCTAAGGAAAGGGCAGCAGAGAGAAAGGAAAAAGGTGGAGCTGCTGCTAAGATGCCCGGTAGACTTGGTAAGTCTGCTGGCGATTCTTATGCCGACTATCAGCAAGTCTCTATTGCTGCTCACGATAAGGTAACCAAGAAAAACAAAAATGTTGTTGGACTGGTAACTAAGGAGCAAAAAGAAGAAGAGACACAAACATCTAATGCACCCCAAAAAGTTGATCCACAAACTCAACAAATGCTTGCCAGAAAGAAGCAAATGCTTCAGAAGCAGCAAATGTTAGATAAGCAAAGACTTCAACTCCAGAGACAAGGCAAACTTCCAGTTGGTCATGCTATGGAAGAAGTTGAGCAGGTTGATGAAAAACTCAATCTGAAGAAAGAAAAGATGGGTGATGTCATCAAGGACTTCTATAAGTCTGATGCTCCCCAGTTTAAGGGCAAGTCAAAAGAAAAGCGTCGTGAGATGGCTATCGCTGCTAAGTTGACTGCTGAGCGTGGTGGAAGTAAACTTGGCGAAGAGATTGAAATCGAAGAGGGAATGTCCCTGAAAGACTTCAAAGCAAACCGCAAGAAGAATGAGCGTAGAGCTGCTTCTGCTGATGCCGAGAAGAGAGGTCATGTAGGTAAGGAATGGCACAACACTGGTAGAAAGTATTCTCCAGATGAAGCAAAGTCTCGTCGCGCAAAGATGTCCGATGATGATAGAGCAGCAAGACACCGTGCTGCTGTAGATCCTGATGATGATCGTGATGAGAATACATACTCAGCATCTAAGACTAAGGATCCTAAGAAACTTCGTAAGCAGGCTGCTATGGGTGAAGAAACCATCAATGAGCGTACTCGTTATGCTAAAGAAACTGGTAAAGACTTCACTACAGGCAAACCCTCTGAGAAAGGTGGCACTTTAGGTGGTGATGATCGTCATTCTAAAGTGATGCGTTATATGCAGAAGAACTTGAGAAAGTCTGGTGGTATGATGTCTTCCAGAAAGAACCCTATTCAACCTCAAGGTAAGAAAAAAGAAAAGGGTACTAAAGGTTATGAGGGTCAAACCCCTGTAGATAAAATCAAAGCCAAACTTGCAAAGAAGAGAGCACCAAAACCCGATCTTGGATCGAGATATGATTGATTAAGGCATACCTAGGAAAAATAATTTCTAAATAACTCAGGATACTCTTATTGGAGGACATTATGGGCGCAGTAGTAGCAGTGGTAAAACCACTTCTGATTCAAATTGCATCTCATCCAGCAGTTAAAAATCTTGTTATTGAACTTCTTGAAAAGTATGTAAAATCCACTGATAACACTATTGATGATGTGGTTCTTGTTCTTGTTAAGGAGAAACTCTTTACTCCTGAAGCATGATTACCTGTTTTGTAACTAATTGGGGAGTAACCATTGCTTTAGGTCTGTTGCTAACTGCTTCTGAGTGGTTAGCTAAAACAAAAAGATTTGAAGAGAATGGATTGCTTGATGTTCTAACAAACTTTTTAAAGATTGTTTTACGCAAAAGGGGATGAAAAGTAACATCTCCTTTTTTTATAAATATAATTAGCAAATATTTCAACGGAAGAAAGACATGGCACTTTGGGGGAATAACGATTCCATCCGTGGCGGTGGACAAGTTTATATTAATTATCAAACTGGTATTGTTACTGGTACTGCAACCACTTTTGGTCAGACTGGTGCAATTCAGGAAGGCGATGTTATTCGCTTTGGTACTAGAGACAATGTATATTATGGTGATGCCGTAGTCGTCAGCATTGCGAGCACCACTTCACTGACAATTGGTTCTACTGCCGGATTAAGCGGTGCCATTGTTGGAGCATCTGGAACAACTTATGTTGGAAGTCAGCTTCCTAAGTTCACAGTTCTTGATTCTAAGTATAGTGAGAAGTCTGGTGTTGGTGCTGATGACTCCTATGTTTATGGCGTTTCCACTGAAGGCATTGATAACGCACAAGGAACTTCATATGCTCTGACCCATCAAGGTTGGGTTGGTGTTACCACCTATACTGATAGTGACGGAAACCATAGAGTTAAGACTGAAACTCTTGTTGCGATGTCTGGTATCACCACTGGCAATGAGCCTTCCTTCCCACCATCACCTTCATATGGTGGCCCTGTTTGATAACCTGTAGGACTATATGATTTTTAATGAACTGAATGAGGATAACTTCCTTTTATTCGCTATAAAGTATCATCAAAATCCTCAGGCAGTCACTAAAAGTGATTTTGAAAAAGATTTAAATCATTTTAAGTATATTAAGAGGTTACTAAAACGATACAAAAATACAGGTGAGCTCAAAACTCACCTGTTAGTCAACCACTTTATCATTCTTTATAATATATTTGGGGAAGCAACAACCCCAATGTTATTCTTTAAGATTGATCGTGATTTGTGGCCTTTTATGAAAAGTTTCATTATATTTTTGAACAAGTTTCCAGAGTATCCTAAAACTTACATTCACGATATCCAACCAGATTTGGAATGTATGAAGTCCTTATATCAAATCTACAATGGATCAGAACAAGATTGATAGAGTTATTGAAATAGTAAGGGCAAACCTCTATGAAGAGGTTCCAACAATGGCTCTTGCTCATGGAAACATTGCTGGTACTCCTGAGGCGGGAGACGATCCTCCAGTAAGACTGAGAAAGAGAAAGAAGAAGTATATGAGTGGTGGCAGAGGTTCTAGAAAAGTATGGTTAGATTACCTAAAATCATCCAATGGCAGAACAAGTTAAGGTTGCTGTACTAGAAGAAAGATTGCAAAACTTTGAGGCATTTGTCTCTAAGTTAGATTCTGCTATTGAAAAGATTGCTGAGGTAAATAATAATGTGTCTAGGATGCTAGCCGTCCATGAAGAAAGAATCAGTAAACAAGAAGAAATTGACTCAATATTGTTTGATAAAATCGACAAACTCCGTGATAAAATGGACAGCGATCATGACAGTGTTAGTAAACGATTATCTTTACTGGAACGAAAACTTTGGGTTGGCCTCGGAGTACTGGGAACAGTTGTAGCACTGTCCAACCCCCAAGCAATCAAAACTATTAAACCGTTGTTATCCTCCGCAGAAGGTGTTATAATGGCACCAGCGATAGCCTTTGTTAATGGATCACGTTGATTCCAAATTTATTGGACTTCTATCTCCACGTTTAGAAAAGTTCAAAAGAGTCAAAGCAGATCTTTACAATTTTCGATGCCCTATTTGTGGCGACTCGCAGAAGAATAAGAACAAGACCAGAGGTTATTTGTATGCCGTAAAGGCAAACACTAACTTTAAGTGCCATAATTGTGGCGCGTCGATGTCTTTTAATAACTTTCTAAAACAGATAGATCCAACATTTCATAAGCAATATACTCTAGAAAAGTTTAAGGAAGGACATACTGGAAGAAATTTTTCAGTAGAAGAACCAGAGTTTAAATTTGAAACTCCCAAATTTTCTCAAAAGATTAATCTTCCAAAAGCATCTGAGAATCCAACGTCAGATGGGTATCTGACTGCTAGAAAACTTAATTCATGTCAATTTTATTATGCCGAAAAGTTTAAAGAATTTGTAAATTCGCTTAAACCCACTTTTGATGATTTGAAGTATGATGAACCTAGGATTATCATACCTTTGTATTATCAAAAATCCTTAATAGGCCTTCAAGGAAGAACTCTGGATTTTCAAAATCCAAAGTCTGTTAAATATATCACTGTGATGATTAATGATGACGCACCAAAAATCTACGGATTGGATAACATCAGAAAAGATGCTCCAGTCTATGTTACAGAAGGACCATTCGACAGCACGTTCGTTCGCAATGCGATTGCTATGTGTGGAGCTGATGCTGATGTTAGTCGCTGGGGGATTAGCAATCCTGTGTGGATCTATGATAACGAACCGCGCAATAGAGAAATTGTCAACCGCGTCGAACGTACAATCAGTACAGGAGATTCGGTAGTCATCTGGCCTTCAAGTATTCTTGAAAAAGATATTAATGATATGGTTGTGTCTGGACTGGATATCCAGTCTGTGATAGAATCTAATACATATTCTGGATTAGAAGCAAAACTTAAGTTTACCACCTGGAAGAAAATATGAGTAACGGCACCAAAGTTAAAAAGCGTGATGGAAGAATTGAACCTCTTGACCTAGACAAGATGCACTTGATGGTTGAAGAGGCATGTAGAGGTCTTGCGGGAGTCTCTGCCAGTCAAGTTGAAATGAAATCTGGCATTCAATTTTATGATGGAATTACAACTGGAGAGATTCAAGATATTTTGATTCGTAGTGCTAGCGATTTAATTGATCTTGATCATCCAAACTATCAATTTGTTGCTGCCCGCCTTCTTTTGTTTGCTCTTCGCAAACAATTGTTTGGTCGTATGCGTGAACTTCCTTCACTTTCTGATCACATTACAAATCTTGCATATCAAGATCTTTATGATAAGGATATATTTGTTAAATACTCGATGGAGGAAATTCAAAAAGTTGAATCTTTTATAGATCATGAACGCGACTTCATCTTTACTTATGCTGGCCTTCGTCAGGTAGTAGACAAATATCTTGTTCAGGACCGTAGTAGTGGGAGAGTTTATGAAACTCCTCAATTCATGTACATCATGATTGCTCTGACCATCTTCCGTAATTATCCAAAAGAAACACGCCTTTCTTACGTCAAGAGGTACTACGATGCCATCAGCAAGCACCGCATCAACATCCCAACACCAATCATGGCAGGGGTGCGGACACCAATTCGTCAATTTGCATCTTGTGTTCTCGTTGATGTTGATGACACCCTCGATAGTATCTTTAGCAGCGATATGGCTATTGGCCGCTATGTTGCACAAAGGGCTGGTATCGGCATCAACGCAGGCAGAATCCGTGGTATCAACTCTAAAATCAGAGGTGGAGAGGTACAACACACAGGTGTGGTCCCCTTCCTTAAGAAGTTTGAATCAACTGTCCGATGCTGCACACAAAACGGCATCAGAGGTGGTTCTGCTACAGTTCACTTTCCTATCTGGCACCAAGAGATAGAAGACATTCTTGTTCTCAAGAACAATAAAGGAACCGAAGATAATCGTGTTCGTAAGTTAGACTATAGCATTCAAATCAGTAAATTGTTCTATGAACGTTTTATCCAAGACGCAGAGGTATCCCTCTTCTCTCCACACGATGTTCCTGGTTTGTATGATGCTTTTGGCACTGATGGATTTGACGAGCTCTATGTGGGTTATGAACGAGATCAGTCTATTCCAAGAAAGACTGTCGGAGCTCAAGAACTCATTCTTAATCTTCTAAAAGAGAGAGCAGAGACTGGTCGTATCTACATCATGAATATTGACCATTGCAACTCCCACTCTTCCTTTAAGGACAAGGTAAACATGTCCAACCTGTGTCAGGAGATCACTCTCCCCACAGATCCCATCAATCATATTGATGATGAACTGGGGGAGATTGCTCTGTGTATTCTTTCTGCTATTAATGTTGGTAAGGTAAAGTCTGATGAGGAACTTGAAGAACTTTGTGACCTTTCTGTTCGCGGTTTAGAGGAACTGATCGATTATCAAGGTTATCCAGTTAAGGCAGCTGAGAGAGCCACAAAGGCACGTAGATCTCTTGGGATTGGTTTTATTGGTCTTGCCCACTACCTTGCCAAGCTGGGTTATAATTATGACTCTCAAGAGGCATGGGATGCTGTTCATGGACTTTCCGAATCTTTCCAATTCTATCTCTTAAAGGCATCCAATCAACTTGCTAAGGAGAAAGGACATTGCGATCAATTTGGTCGCACTAAGTATGCGGATGGTATTTTGCCAATTGATACATATAAGAAAGATGTGGATGAGATTTCCGCTCACAAGTTAATTCATGATTGGGAAGGTCTTAGAGCATCTATCTTGGAGCACGGTCTCCGACACAGCACACTGTCCGCACAAATGCCTTCAGAGAGCAGTTCCGTTGTGTCAAACGCAACCAACGGAATTGAGCCACCTCGCGACTACCTGTCCATTAAGAAATCCAAAAAAGGACCTCTCAAGCAGATTGTTCCACAATATGGAACTCTTAAGAATAATTACACGCTTCTTTGGGATATGGAGTCCAATCGTGGTTATATTAATGTTGTTGCTGTGATGCAAAAGTTCTTCGACCAAGCAATCAGCGGCAACTGGTCTTATAATCCAGAAAACTATCCAGACAACGAAGTCCCAGTGTCCATCATGGCACAAGACTTTTTAACTACATATAAGTACGGATGGAAAACATCTTACTACCAAAACACTCACGATATGAAGAATGATGAGGTAGTTGAAGATACTAAGTCCGAACTTCACAATTTAGTAAGTGAATTAGAAAACATAGAGGAGGGGGAGTGTGAATCCTGTGCAGTTTAAAATTTCTTCCGTGGAAGGATTAAAGACGAATGTTAAAGGCATGACTGTTTTTAACACTGAACAAGTTAATACTAAGAAGCAGCCTATGTTTTTTGGATCTCCTCTGGGAATCCAACGATATGATTCATACAAATACCCAGTTTTTGATAAATTAACCACCCAGCAACTTGGATACTTCTGGAGACCCGAAGAGGTGTCTCTTCAGAAGGATCGTGGAGACTATCAGACACTTCGCCCAGAACAAAAACACATCTATACTTCTAATCTGAAGTATCAGATTATGCTCGATTCTATTCAGGGTCGTGGTCCTGGTATGGCATTTATTCCATATTGCTCTTTACCAGAACTTGAGGCATGTATGGAAGTGTGGGGATTTATGGAGATGATCCATAGTCGTTCATATACTTACATTATTAAAAACGTCTATTCAGATCCTTCTGAGGTCTTCGATAAGATTGTGACCGATGAGCGTATTCTAGAGCGTTCTAAGAGCGTTACAGAAGCATATGATGACTTCATTAATTCGGCACATCAATATGATAATAGTAATGACTGGATTTATGCTTTAGAACAAGTTCCACAAGCACAAGAATCAAGATATGAACTTAAACGAAAGCTCTACAGAGCAGTCGCAAACGTTAACATTCTTGAAGGTATTCGGTTCTACGTTAGTTTTGCTTGTAGTTTCGCCTTTGGTGAACTTAAGCTTATGGAAGGATCCGCTAAGATCATCTCTCTTATCGCAAGAGACGAAAACCAACACTTAGCAATCACACAGAACATCCTGAACAAGTGGAGGGATGGTGATGATCCAGAAATGAAGCAGATCATGAAAGAAGAGGAGGAGTGGACGTATGCTATGTTTGATCGTGCTGTAAACGAAGAAAAGAGATGGGCAGATTATCTGTTCAAAGATGGCAGCATGATTGGACTTAACGATAAACTTCTTCAGCAATACGTTGAATGGATTGCAAACAGAAGACTTAAAGCAATTGGGTTAAAGCCCCAATACGATATTGCAGCAAACAATAACCCACTTCCTTGGACACAGCACTGGATTTCTTCCAAAGGTCTTCAGGTTGCTCCCCAGGAAACTGAGGTAGAATCATATGTAGTTGGCGGAATCAAACAAGATGTTACCAAAAATACTTTCTCAGGATTCAAACTATGACGAATGGTGTGAACAGGAAATCATAAATGCTTACATTGAAGCAGCAGAATGTGATGAATATTTGTTTGGCGACTATGACTATTGTAAAGAATGGTCGATAGGCATAACTACTTAAGTGTTATAGATAGAGGAGGTAACACTCCTCTTTTTTATTGTGTCAAAAAACCAAATGAGCAAAGACGAATTTAAGATTCGTATTTTAAAATTAAAAGCACAGTTGTATGATGATCCAACTTGGCACTCTAATCCCAAAGATCTTGCTAATAAATATCTAAACAAGGTTCTTGATATGCTTGATGAGTATAGATATTGATTATGAGAATCCCTGGTTGTATAATGAGATTCCTTTTACCAGTGATGATATTGGGGACTACTATGGTTTTGTTTATCTCATTACCAATCTCACCAACGGACGAGCGTACATTGGGAGAAAGTATTTTTGGTCTCATCGGAAGCCGCCAGGAAAAAAACGCAGAGTAAAAAAAGAATCTGATTGGAAAAAGTATTATGGGTCTTGTCCAGAACTTAAAGAAGAAATTGAACAACTTGGGAGACAGAATTTTAGTCGAACTATCTTGTCTCTACATAAAACAGCTGGCAAAACAAACTACGAAGAAACAAGACAACTCTTCACCAATAATGTCCTCACCGAGTCCCTTGACGACGGAACCCCACGCTACTACAATGGGAACATCCTCTCAAGGTACTACCGAAAAGATTATTATGGAAAAGACGACTGAAGACGTTATTTCCCACATCCGTGATTGGGCAGTTGAGCGTGTTGGTGAGATTCATGAAGAAGTGGCTCAAAAGCATCATGACGATGGCCGACTGGATGACGCATATGCTCTCTACCAGGAGTTTGTGGAGTGGATTGAACCAGAGGGAGAAGACATCGACCTCCTTTGCCTAGACGAAGGTTGAGGGGTCTTACAGAGCGTTCTAGAGGGGTCTTAGGACTCCTCTTTTTTTGTGCTTGACAGTTCTCTGATTCATAAGTAGACTTTGGCTTGTCCGGTTCCAAGTGAAGCTATAAGTATTACTTAAGCCCTTTACGAAAACAGGAAGAACCTTTATAATTAGTCCATCGGGTAGGTGTCCGAGTGGTTAATGGAGGCGGACTGTAAATCCGCTGGCTCTGCCTACGGGGGTTCAAATCCCTCCCTGCCCACTTGACAGTCACTACTACATCTAGTATGATTGTCTCATGACTCAGTAGCTCAGTGGATAGAGCAACTGCCTTCTAAGCAGTCGGTCGTTGGTTCGACCCCAACCTGAGTCGCTTGACAATCTATCAACCACCTGATATGATTGTCTCATGGGCGTTGAGAGAGACCACCACCACCTCCTCTCTCATGTAAGACCCGACCTGCGGAGTTAGTTCAGCGGTAGAACGCTATCCTTCCAAGTTAGATGTCGTCGGTTCGATTCCGATACTCCGCTTCCCCTTCTGGGGACATATTCCTGCTTAGCACAGTTGGTAGTTGCGCTGGACTGTTAATCCGGATGTCGCTGGTTCGAGCCCAGCAGCAGGAGTTATCGGTATAAATAAAAAAAGTTATACCGATAACAATGGCAAAGATAGAAACCAGAACTTACGCTGAAAGAAAAGCGAAAAATCCTGAATGGGCTAAGAAAATGGGAGACCGTGTTTCTTCTACCAGAAGGAAAAATGTAGCAATTCTAAAAGAAGAAGCAGGAAACTGTTGCTCTCTGTGTGGTTATGATAAATGTCTTGCCGCATTAGAATTTCATCATACCGACCCAACTGCAAAGGAAGGTGGTATAATAGGTTCTACTGCTTCTCTTGCTAAACAACGAGCAGAAGCAGAAAAGTGTATTCTCGTTTGTGCTAATTGCCATAGAGAAATACACCACAAGGGCGATTAACTCAGCGGTAGAGTGCCTCCTTTACACGGAGTAGGTCGGGGGTTCGAATCCCTCATCGCCCATACTAAATAGAACACCGATTGATTCAAATCATGATTATTGTAAGATGCAAAAACTGCAATACAGAACTGACAAGTACAAGTAAGTTACAGAACTGTGGTTGTCCAAATCAAATGACTTTGATTGATAACAAAGTTGGAGCCATTGACTTAGATAAAGTAGTCATGGTATCATATGATAGAGAAGAAAAAATTGATAGTCACTTCTCTAGAGAAGAATTGCTCTATCAAGAAGAAAGGCGTAGACGCAAAGTTCGTAGATTGGACTTTGAAGTTCGTTGAAATTTGGAAGGTCAACCCGATTGGCGACGGGACCTGTCTTGAAAACAGTTGAGGTGTTAAAGCCCTTGGGAGTTCGACTCTCCCACCTTCCGTATTAAGTTATACTACACAATTATTAAGAGATAGTATAATGTCTATATACCGATATATGAAAATGTAAAAAATGGCAGGGTTTTATCTTCTAATGCTGACATTTGTGGCATTAGTAGCATACGCAGGTTATGATGAAACCATGAGACTTTTTCAATATGCTGATCTACAAGTTAGATACGCTGCGATTAAGGTCCAAATGAAGTTGATGGGTTGGAAACTCAAGAGGCAACTCGTGAAAGATACAACCAACTTCCAACAGTTTCTTAAGGAGTACAACAAAAATGACCAGTAAAGAGCTGTCCGATCTTTCGTTAGAAAGGAAGGAATGCCAAAAGTGTGGTGCTATCTGGATAAATGGAGAGCACTATTGGTCTGGAACTGGAAAAAAAGGAAATGAATTAGATTTAGCAGGATTGGTATGTAATAATCATGGCAACGATGATTGTATCAATCCATGCCGAGGCCAAGATGGTGGAGTAACCTGGGAAAAACGTTTAACTGAATTGGATGATGACTATCCCAAAGATTGAGTTTAAAGACTGGGGTGAAGGTATGGAACCACCAGAAAGAGTAACTAAACAACAAGTGCAGGAGATGATTGATGATGCCATACGACAGCATAATCGCAATGCTGCGATTATCAGTATGTGTGTTGGTTGGGTTGTTCTTGCACTTTTTGCTGAAGGTCTGCTTCGACTCATTGGAGTAATACCACCTGTATTTCCATGGATCAACATACATTTATAAATTGGATAGGAGTCATCCTTTTATTTGGATTTGGAGTGACTATGATCATTCAAGGTCATTTCATTTTCCATGGTAAATATGGATATAAGCATTCAGAACGTGAAAAATATAAAATGAATGAAACTCGTAAACAAATAGAAGATTTATTCAAAGATAAATGAACTCAGAGGAAAGTAAAGAGTTTTTTAAAGAACTCCGAGAAAGAATTTATGAACTTAGAATCGCCCATTTGTTTGAAGAGCCTTGCCCACTTTATGATGAGGACGATTGGTGGGATTGTAGATTAATTTACGACCACGATGAGGAGGAAGAATGAAACCTTTAATCCTGATTGCTTGCTTTTTTCCATTAGCACTTATTTGGATTATTATGAAACTGTCATTGTGGATTGCTGCTGTTAACGAAGAGCAAAACTATGTCAGAGAAGAATCACTTAAACCACACGGACCTTATGTGGAAAACGCATATGCAGACGTTGATGAAGAGGAAGAGGAATATGGAGACCGCACAGATTATAAATGAAGCGATTGAAGAGTATTATTTTCTCCAAGGTAAGCCAGTTCCAAGGTGGAAAATGGAGAAAGATCCGCAATGGTGGATTGAATATCTTAAAGAACTTGAAATAGATCAATAATAAACTGGAGGATTATGGAATTCTCTCAATTGTTCATCTTAATTTTTATGCTTTCATTTGGCGTATTCATTTTTTTAGTTTCTATTCTCGCAGATCAATAATGGGACACTTCGCAGCAGTAGCATTAAACAACCAAATCTTTCTGGGTATTATGTGTTTTGGTTTGATCGGCATTCCTATCATTGGTATGTGGGCAGTCCACAAATATGATTGGCAGCACTGGGCCCCATTTGACAAGCACCACAAATAGCATTATAATACTCAGGTACAAAACAACGGGGTGTAGCTCAGTTTGGTAGAGCACTCGCTTTGGGAGCGAGTGGCCGTAGGTTCAAATCCTATCACCCCGACTTGTATACATACTACAACTATGGATTTTTATTCTGTGGAATACTGGCAAGAGAACTGGGATTCTTTGATCACAAGAGTAGAAAATGGAGAAACAATAGGTATAATAGGCGAAGATGGAAATAAGGCAGTAATGGTCCCTGCGGATGATGAACTCATACGCATGTATACAGATCACGAAGAAGGATCTTGAAGACCGAGGGAGTATAGCTTAATGGTTAGAGCGCCCTGCTTATAACGGGGTAGTCTGGGTTCAACTCCCAGTACTCCTATTGCTAATATAGGCATCACCAGACGGTGCCTAGTAAGTCCTATATTAGCATTTGCTCCTTTAGCAATCTGGTGAATGCAGCGAACTCATAATTCGCCTGAGGCGTGTTCGATCCACGCAAGGAGCATTGGGTAGAAACTCTTCTGCCCATCTTGACTTCTCCAAGTCAAACCTTTATAATACTAAGGTCAAACACACAAAACAATGGCACTCACTTCAAAATTCAAGAAAGATGTTCAAACCCTTAAGGGTGCAGCAAATGGCGAATTTTTCCTTGATGTAAAGAATCCAAAACTTTTCAAAAAGGTTCGTCGGTATTATGAAAATGAAGGTGTTGTATTCTCTGGAGATCCTCTTGATGATTATGACATTTTGATTGAATACATTGCTTCCGATCTTGAAACTGCTGATGTGGCATGAAAATTCTCGTAGAGCGTTTTCCTTATCGTTATGTTGAATGCGGAATCCTAGAGAATGGATTCCCCGACTATCGAATTCAAAAAGCTGATAGTTGGACCAAGCGTTATCGTGACATGTATCTTCTTGACAATCAGATGCAACTTCTGACTGCCATTGAAGATTTTGAATATACGAAATGGTTGGATCCAGATCGTGTTCCGTGTTATGTTAAAGATGATGAAGTCGCGGAGTGACTTTAAACCTGCCCTGGTCGGGATGGTCAAAAGACCCTCGCGTTTCCTAGTTCGTAAAACTAGGTGGTGGAGTCATTAGACCCTCTAAAAACTAAATAGTCCAAGATTTTATCCATCAAAATGGCAACAAAAGGAAAAACAGCAGTATCCACAAATGGAACCTCTATGTCCAAATATGATGTAGAGGTAGAAGCAAGACTGAAAGCATTGGAAGAAAAAGCACATATCCCATGTAATAGTGGTGATAGTGTTGATGGAGATAGACTAGCGGCACTAGAGGCCAAAGTTAATGCTCTCATTTCAATATTAAATGACAATCCTTTAGTTGTTCAACACTGCAATAAAATTGAAGGGAAAAGACAACTTCCCTTATGATTGGTTTCTTGCTTTACCTAAGAGCAAGTGGTGCGGATGGGGTTAACCCCGCCCAGTTTCTTGCTTCTGGTAAAAGAGCAAGTGGCGAGCCTGCAAAGACCTAAAGGGGAGGGGTTTACAAAACCCCTCTTTTTTTGTAAAATACATAATATAACTATTCGTTGGTAATTGATTGATGAGTCAATACGTTAAGAAGGCACTTGTGTTGGGTGCTGGTGGCTTTATTGGAAGTCATATGGTAAAACGTCTGAAGTCCGAAGGTTACTGGGTGCGTGGAGTTGATCTTAAATATCCAGAGTTTACGGATCATGAAGCAGATGAATTTGTTTTGGGTGACCTGAGGGATGAGCGTTTCGTTAGCCGTGTGATTGAATACAGAGGTGATCGTGGCAACTTCTATCACTCTGTACCTTATCGATACATTCAATGTTTTGATGAAATCTATCAGTTTGCTGCCGACATGGGCGGTGCTGGATTTGTCTTTACTGGTGAGAATGATGCTGACATCATGCATAATTCCGTCAGCATTAATTTGAATGTGTTGGAATGTCAACGCAAGATGAATGAAGAGAAAGGTAAAAATATTACCAAGATCTTCTATTCTGGTTCTGCCTGTATGTACCCTGAGTACAATCAACTCGACCCTAACAATCCTGACTGCCGTGAATCATCTGCATACCCCGCTAATCCTGATAGCGAATATGGATGGGAAAAACTCTTTTCCGAAAGACTCTATTTTGCCTATAATCGTAATTACGGCATCCCTGTTCGCGTTGCTAGGTATCACAATATCTTTGGTCCTGAAGGCACCTGGGATGGAGGAAGAGAGAAAGCACCAGCTGCAATCTGCCGCAAAGTTGCCTACCTTCCAGAGGAAGGTGGAGCAATCGAGGTGTGGGGAGACGGTTTACAGACTCGTTCCTTCCTGTTCATTGATGAATGCATCGAAGCAACTCGACGACTGATGGATAGTGACTTCATGGGTCCAGTCAACATTGGTTCCGAAGAGATGGTAACTATCAATCAACTGGTAGATACTGCTGCCCGTGTTGCTAACAAAGAAGTTCAGAAGATTCATATTGATGGACCTCTTGGAGTTCGTGGCCGTAATTCCAACAACGACTTGATTCGTGAAAAATTAGGTTGGGATTATTCACAAACCCTTGAAGAAGGTATTCGCAAGACCTATAATTGGATTTGTCAACAGATTGCTTCTACCAAAAAAGAAGAGAATACGACCTTTCATGTTTCAGTTTGATAAATTATGAAGTTAAGGCATTGTAAATATACTGCATCTACTGGGGGGTGTAGTTCCATCAACCATCCAGAAATGAATCAACTGGATTGTATGTGGAACTGTGGGTTCTATTCCAATCAAACTCAAGCATTCTTGTCTACTTTGATTCTTCTGAGTCATGGTATTGTTCCTGACAAGATCAGCTATGCTATGGGATTTAAAAGATTTAAAGCAGATCCAGAACGGGATATCTTTCCAGATTTTTATAAGATTGATCCATCAGTTCCAGTTCAACTTCTCAAAACTGTAACTCTTCCCGATGAGAATAAAAAACAGTTTGATCTTTATGATTTTGAGTACTACAATCCAGTAGTTGGAAGATTTTTTGGTCCTAGTGATCTGGTTTTGGAACGCAAACTGTATTTAAAAAATAAGTACAAGATTGTTCCTAACGAAACAATCTCCGTTCTTTATAGAGGAACTGATAAGTATACTGAGGTTCGTCTAGGTTCTCCTCAAGCCTATCTTCAGGCAGTACAGCAACTTCTTCAACAAACTAATGCTAAAAAAGTTTTAGTTCAAACCGATCAAACTCAAGTTCTCGATTTCTTTAAGCAAGAACTTGGTAGTATGGTTGTTCACTTTGAAGAAACTCCCACTACATCTGGCAAAGAGGCTATGAATACTGTGATGGAGAATGAAGGTAATGATACCATGGATTGGATGCAGTGGTTTGATGCTGCTCTCCGTGTTGTTTCCGAATGTGCCTTTGTTGTAAACCATACTGGTAATTGTGGCCTCTGGATGAATCTTTATAGAGGAAACACCACCAATGTATTCCAATTCGATCAATATGGTAATGTATTCTGATTTAGTTTTTCACCATCATACTGGATTGGGTGATCATTTTATATGTAATGCGATTGTTCATGAGTATGCCAAACTAACAGAACATCTCCACATACCAACTCACCATCGGTATGTGGAGACTTTAGAGTGTTTATATAGTGACTTCCCAAACATCATTGTTCATGGATTTCATGATGATTGGGCAACATTAGAAAGGGAAATGTTTCCCTGGGCCCAGAAGATGGGATATCCAGTTGTAAGACTTGGATTTGAAAAACTTCACTATCGAGAGATGGCAAGAAAGAATACTCCAAGAGGTCCTGGTGAAGCATATCCAGAAAAGTTTGCTCCAAACTTTGAACGGCAATTTTATGAACATGCTGGACTTCTTTTTAAGGATCGGTATGAGAAGTTTGTCCTCCCTCAAAACATTCCAGATGTTGATAGAGTTTATGATGAACTGACGGAAGGAGAAGAGAATTATATAATTGTCCATAAGAACTCAAGTTTCAGAAGTGAATATCCAATTGATATTTCTTCTTGGAGAAATCAAAAACTTACTGATAAAGTTATTGAAATCCGTAAGGGCCCAACCAACAATGTCCTTGCTTATATGAAACTCATCCAAAATGCCAAAGAGATTCATTGTATAAACAGTGGATTCTTCCATTTTGTTGATAGTATTTGTACTAAAATATCTGCTCAACTTTTTTACCATGACATCAGATACAATACTATGCAGCAGATAAACTGTAAGGCAACTGGATTCAATCGTTGGAATGTTCTTAGGTATTCTCAATTAATGTAATGGAAAAAGAATTAATTCTTCATCATCATCCTGGTTTGGGTGATCACTTTCTTTGTAATGGTATGGTTCATAACTATGCGGAAAGATATGAAACAATCTATCTTCCTTGTAGAGAACGCTTTTTGAAGACCGTAGAGTGTCTTTATCAGGATCATCCAAATATTATTCCTAAAGCATTTGATAATGATTGGAATGTTCTTGAAAGAGATGTTGCTTCTTGGGCTAAAGAATCGAAGATCCCATATCTAAAGATTGGATATGACAAAGTAATCTATACCTATCTTGAGAGAGAACAGTGTCCTCCAAAATGGGTTGGTATTAATTTTGAAAGACAGTTCTATGAGCAGGCAGAAGTTCTTTACTCTGAGAGATATGAAAACTTCAAATTGCCCAAAGAAGTTGAAGGATCAAAAGATCTTTACGATAAAGTAGTTGGTGATGTAAAAGATTATATCCTTGTTCATGACAGTTCAAGTGAAAGTAACGGATATAGTTTTGATATGTTTGGGTGGAGGAATGGTCAAAACTCAGATTTGACAATTATCAAAATTCAAGATAACATTACAGATAACCTGCTACAGTGGATTGATATTATCAGGAACGCAAAAGAAATACATGTTTCACCAAGTTCTGTATTTTGTTTAGTTGATTCTATTTGTAAAGAATTGAATTCTGATTTATATTTCCACGATTTAAGAGCCGATTGCGGTCTATTACTTGTAAACTCTCATCTGAATGATGATCGTTGGGTTGTTGTTGAATATGACGAAAAGATATGAAAAACTATCATACAGATGAAAATGGAGTAATTCGACAAACTATTTGTAATCCAATTGGATATGATCAGAAGTATGTTGATGTCAGATATAATTCCTATGGAGAGTTGACAAATTATATGTCCCATTTAAGACTGGGATATATTATTGGAACTCTTGGTTTTGTTCCAGATTCAATTCTTGATGTTGGATATGGAAATGGTAGTTTTCTAAAAACAAGTAGTCAAATCATTCCAAATTGTTTTGGTCATGATGTCAGTGGGGTTGATCTGCCTGACAACATTACCATTGTTGACAGTTTGTTCTCTGGACACTATGATGTAATTACATTTTTTGATTCACTTGAACATTTTGAAGACATCTACTTCTTGGATGAACTAGATTGCGATTACCTTTGTATCAGTGTTCCTTGGTGTCATAACTTTGATGATGAATGGTTTGAGAATTGGAAGCATCGAAGGCCTGATGAGCACCTTTGGCATTTTAACGCAAAGGCATTAAGAAAGTTCGTAGAGTCTCAAAAGTACGAATACATCAACAGTACAAATGTGGAAGATTGTATTCGTAAAACAGAACACAACTATCCAAACATCCTAACTGCCATCTTTAAAAAAATACGATGAAAAAAATTGCGATATCAACTTGGTGTACGGATGACTATCAGGAGTTTCTTCGCCCAGATTACTTAAAAAAACTAGTCAATCACTTTCATCCAGAAATTGATTTTCATGTTGTAGGTTCTGAACAGACCGAAGAGATTAAAAAGGAAAACCCTTGGTTATCTAAAGATACTGTTCGATTTGCTGACTGGATGATGGCCGTATCATGTCTTCCTTTTGTAGAAGACTATGATATGGTTATTCATATGGATGCTGATTCCATTTGTGTTGGTAGTCTTGATCGTGTTATTAATTCTGAAGCAGAACTTATTGGAGTCAGAAATAATAATCCATATGGAAGAGCGGGATCAGCAAATCCATGCGTAAGTCCTTTCTATCCACCTTATGGTGATGGTGGAATGATTGGTGTAAACCAGTTTCTTAATGCTGGATTTGTTGCTTCAAACGATAAACAGTTCTGGTATGAATGGAGAGACTTTAATAAATTTGTTGCCGAACAAAGTGATGGTAGAACATTTACTTACCAACCTTGGCCAATGATCCGCAATGAGCAAGACACTTGGAATCACATTTTTCATGCCAAAGATAAGTACACTAGTGAAATTGTTGATGATGATGGAAGTGGTGTAACTTATGGTGTAATAAATCAATGGGGTCAACAAGAACATTGTGAGAGTTGGAAAGAACTTTATGTAAAAGATAATGAGGTGTTCATTGATCATCCATTTACAAAACAACCACTTAGAACCAGTGTCCTTCATGCTGCTGGCGTTGGGACTATGGAAACAATCAAAGAATATGGTAACCAATATCAGTGGTTATATGGTATAATTAAACCTGAAGTTGCCGAGTACATTAAATCAATCATTGGAGAATAAAATGTCAGTTATTTTAAATACTATTAAAGGTCTTGAGTCATACGATCTCTCTAAATCTGAAAAATTTATGGAGCATCATAATACTCCTCACTCTAAAACTCAGGCCATTCTTGATCAATTTCAAAACAACTTCTATGAGTTTTTGGAAGATAATGAAGACATCGTAGCAGTTGATCTTGGAGCAAACATTGGACTATTCTCCATCTATCTTAGTTCTATCTGTAAAGAAGTTTATGGACTAGAACCAACTCCTTCTCACTTTGAGATTATGGAAGATCTCATCGACAAATTGGAAATTAAAAACATTTTTCCAACTCAAGCAGCAGTTCACATTGAGAATGGAGAAAGTGAGTTCCAACTCAACAGCAGCAATTCAACGATGAATTCGTTCTTTAGGCATGGTATTGATCCAGGCGGAACGGAAAGTGTTATGGTGCCCACGGTTAAGTTGGCAGACTTCATCAAGAATACTGTGAAGAAGAGAGTCAACTTTGTCAAAATGGATATCGAAGGTTTTGAGAATGTTGTTGTTAATGACGACACCTTTGATGAGGCTATTAAAGAGATTGATGCCATCTATGTCGAAGTTCATGACTTTGATGGTACTGGAAAAATGACAGAAAATGTGAAGCGTATTACTAAGAAGTTGAACAGTCTTGGCAAAAAGACTATGCAACTTACTGACGATGGAGTTCTCGCATATGACTGACAAGAAACTCACTCGTAGACTTCTTGACATTTGCTACGAAAATAAACTTCATCATCTTGGAAGTTATTTTTCATGTCTTCATATCATTGATGACATTTACAAAAACAAGAATGAAAATGATATTTTTATCTTGTCAAATGGACATGCTGTTGTAGCATTGTATGTTGTACTTGAAAAGTACTATGGATTGGATGCTCAAAAACTTCTTGAAAAGTATGGAGAACATCCAAAGCGCAATGAGTTAGATCACATTCATTGCTCTACAGGAAGTCTGGGTATGGGAATTTGTGTTGCCGTTGGTAGAGCTGTTGGTAATCCAGATCGTCATGTTTACTGTATGGTTTCTGATGGCGAAAGCAATGAGGGATCTGTGTGGGAAGCATTGAGGTTTATCAATGATCATCATGTGAAGAACATTACCATTCATGTAAATGCTAATGGTTGGGCAGCATATGATCCAGTTGATACGATTCTTCTTGAAGGTCGTATGAAGGCATTTCTTCCCAGAGTCAAATTCCATCACACGACAGTTGATCAATTTGGTCTTGATGGAATTCATGCTCACTATTCCAATTTCAGTAAAGAACAATATGAGGAGGCTATCGCATCATTATGAGACGCAGATTTCAAGAACTTCTAACCGAAGAAATGCGAAAGAACGAAAATATTGTTCTTTTAGTTGGCGATGTTGGATACAAAGTTTTCGATCATCTTCGCGAAGATTATCCAAACCGAGTTATTAATCCTGGAGCAGCAGAGCAGTTGATGATTGGTATGGGAGTAGGTCTTGCTATGGAAGGTAAGATTCCTGTTTGCTATTCAATTACTCCATTTGTATTGTATCGTCCATTTGAGTTTATTAGAAACTATCTTCATTACGAACAGATCCCTGTCAAACTAGTTGGCAGTGGTCGTAATGATGACTATGGACCTTGTGGATTCTCCCACTATGCTTGCGAAGACATGAAAGTTCTAGATGCTCTTTCTGGAATCGAAGTGTTTAGACCAGAGTCGAAAGAAGAAGTTGATATTGAAAAATTCTTGTATTCGGGGAAACCTTCGTACATTAATCTTAGACGATGAAAATTTTATTTACAGGCCATCGCGGTAACTTAGGAAAAGAACTTATTCCTTTATTGAGTCAAGATCATGATGTTGAGTGTCATAGTCTTGACTATTCAAATGCTGATGAAGTGAATTCTTTTTTCAAAAACCAAAAGATTGATTTTATCATTCATGCGGCTATTCGTGGTGGTCGTCGTGTTCGTGCTGACATCTCAGATGACTTTTTCAATAACATGATGATGTTTGAAAATTTGTCGGCACAAGAAATTCCAATGATCAATTTTTGTAGTGGTGCTTCATATGGCCGCCAAGACAATATTATTGATGTCTCGGAAAAAGATTTCGGTCGTAAAGTTCCCCCAGACTATTATGGATTTGCGAAGTATTTGATTACGCATCGATGCCGTCAATTGGATCATGTTTATAATTTAAGATTCTTCAATGTCTTTGGAGCACAATCTCCAAAGAATATGTTTACAACTGCCAATATTCTCAACTATATTAATAAGCGCGAGATTGTTGTTTTTAAGGATAGGTTTATGGACTTCTTTGGCGTTCTTGATGCCAAAAAGGTAATTGATTTATATCTTACTTGCGACATTAATTTGCCAAAGGAACTTAATCTTGTGTATAATAGCAACATACTTTTATCTGAAGTTGCTAAAATGATTAATAACCTTTCAGATTATGAAGTTCCAATTGATATTTTAGAAGAAGGTCGCGAAAAGTCTTATAGTGGATCAAGTCTGTATCTTGACAAGTTGGGACTTGAACTTGATGGATTGGAAAAATCTCTCAGATATGTTTATGAAAGTCTTCGTTAATGGTTGCTTTGATGTCTTACATCGTGGCCACTTTGAATTGATTCAATATGCCAGTAGTTTGGGACAACTTTCTGTTGCCCTAGATACTGATGAAAAAGTATCAAAGGATAAAGGTCCAGATAGGCCAATCTATCCTCTAAGGGATAGAGTTTATCAGATGTGTTGTATCAAAGGTGTTGATGTCGTTTATACATTTAACACAAAAGAAGAACTGGAAAAATTAGTTGAAAGTATTAGTCCAGATATAATGATTGTTGGTTCTGATTGGAAAGGTAAAGAAGTTGTAGGTTCTCAGTATGCAAAAGAAGTCAGATTCTTTGATAGGATCAAAGATTACTCCACTACAAAAACAATTCAAGGTTCTTCTTATCGGGGATAGTTGTGTAGACCAGTATATCTACGGAACCTGCGACAGAATTAATCCAGAGGCTCCTGTTCCTATTCTCAAGTATGCGAGGCAGGAGCAGGTTGATGGTATGGCATGGAATGTTAGAAATAATTTACAGGCATTTGGGTTAGATGTTACTACAATTACGCAAGAAGAAAATATTCTTAAGACTAGATTTATTGATGAGCGATATAGTCAGCAGATATTGAGAGTAGATACTGAAGCAGAGATCAAACCTCTAGGGTATGATCTTCCGCAAGAGAAATTCAATGCCCTTGTCATATCGGATTATGACAAGGGATTTGTCACATCCAAAAGATTATTTGAATTGGTGGAATGGTTTGAAGGCCCTATCTTTATTGATAGTAAAAAGACATGTCTTCCAGTAGACCATGCTTTCATTAAGATCAATAATTATGAGTATGAAAAACTAGAGCAGAAGGATCATCCCAATTTAATCGTGACTCAAGGATCGAAAGGTGCTCTGTACCAAGGCACACTATATCCAGGGGAAAAAGTAAGTACCTATGATGTGTGTGGCGCTGGCGACACTTTCTTGTCTTCTTTAGTTTACTTTTATCTGTTGTATGGTAGAATAGAAGACGCTATACCATACGCAAATAAAGCAGCTTCAATTGCTGTTTCAAATTTTGGAACTTATGTATTGACTAAAGAGGATATTGATGAGATACGTCGTAGACATTGATGGTACTATTTGTTATCCTGGGCAAGGTGATAAACAATATACCCATGCAACCCCAAGATGGGATAGAATACGAGTAATAAATAAGTTATATGACGAGGAAAATTATATCGTTTACTTGACCGCCAGGGGTATGGGTAGACATAAAAATTCTCGCATGTTAGCTTATAAAGAATTTTATGAATTTACATACGACCAGTTAAAAAAGTGGGGATGTAAATTTCACGAACTTCATATGGGCAAACCATCAGGTGATTACTACATTGACGACAAGGGGGTACACTCCGATGACTTCTTCGGAAATGAATTCAATTAAACATGTTCCTAAAGGATGGGGATATGAGAAGTGGATTGTAAATACTGAAGATTATTGTGGTAAACTTCTTTTCTTTGAGGAAGGGAAAAAATGCTCTTGGCATTATCACAAACTTAAGGATGAAACTTTTTATCTTCAAAGTGGTCAAATGTATTTGACTTATGGAGATTCTGATGATATAACAAAGGCAAACACTATTGTCCTTGGACAAGGAGATAAGTTTCATATCTACAGAGGCCTTAGACATCAAATGCAGGCCGTCACAGATGTAGAACTTTTTGAATTTTCAACACAACATTTTGACGAAGATAGTTATCGCGTAATTAAGGGAGACTGAAATGAGTTTTGATATTAAATTGATGGAAGGGAACCATCGAGGTTTCCTTTCCAACTTTATTACAATTTTGACTAGTTTTAGAGCACTTGAAGCTAGAGGAGTTGATCTGAATAAAGTCTGCGTTGATCCTTCAATGTTTATGCTTTATGGCAATCCAAGTAATTGGTTTGATCACACTAAAGTATCCTCAGATGCCACAAAAGCAGAAAACACTCAAGAACTATTTGATTGTAACTATCCCTGGGGTTCTTTTAGAGATTTTGATTTAAACAAATATCGTCAATACATTCCCTTCAATGCTAGGATGCAGGGAATTCTTGATGCTATTCCGGCAGATAAGTATCAAAATTGTTTAGGCATTCATTATCGTGGAACTGATGGTGTTGGTCATACTGAGTTTGTTGCTGTAGAAAAATATCTAAAAGCAGCAGAGGAAGAACTCTCTTCTGGTGAATATGATGGTATTTTCTTGGCCACAGATCAGAGTAACATCATTGATATTTTCAAACAAAAGTTTGAGGGTGTTGCGATCTATCACTATGATCATCAGAGAACGATGAGTAGTGCTGGACTCCATTATTCCATCCAGGCACAACCAAACAGTCCTGAGAGGGTTCTGGCTGGGGATGAGGTTTTGATTGATGCTACCACACTGTCTTTGTGTAAGACGATGATTGGAAAGTCTTCTAACATTACCAATTACGCAAGAATCTTAAATCCTTTCCTGGAAACTCTGTATCAAGATTTGGATACGAGTAATGATCATGGAGACCATGCCGACTTTAATGAGCATGGATATATTGAAAGGTTTCCTCAAATACGAATCAAAGATATTCAACCATTCATCTTCAACTGGAGGGGTCAGTTTGAGAAGTCTTGTGCTATTGAAGATTCGCTGAAAGCAATCTTTGGTGAAGTGACAGTCATCAATAGTGATGAAGAGAACACTCGCGATGGTTGGATTGATCTTGGAGATGAAGCCTACTTCACTATGCAGTTCCGTAAGGCTTTGGACCTTCTAAAACCAGAAAAGAAAGTCCTGATGCATTGTCAAGGAGATACTGTTTTTGATAATTACGAAGAACTTGTAAAGGATGCTAGAAAGTATTACAACCTCTATGAATGGGGTGTGTATGCTCCAGATGTAACAAATGTGTGGTATACCCCAGAGCATACTGATATTGAAGGTATTCAATCTGAGGATGAAAATATCAAGATGGTTGCCTGTACTGACGAGACCGTTTGGTTTGTTCACAGAGACATCATCGATGAATATTATGCTAGAGGCTTGCCAGAAGTCATGACTCATGAACGCATGAAGATGGGATGGGGATGGGACCTTGTGATGAATGGTATTTCCTTCTTGAAAGGTAGACCAGTCATTCGCGACTATGCTCATCAGATTCAACATGCTCAAGGAACTAATTACAATAAAGATTCTGCTGGCCAAGAAATGGCAGGTCTTTGGAACAGTCTTCAAGATGACTTGAAAGAATGTATTTCTTACATTAAAGGTGATAGAGAACAACTTACTAAGTATTTTTGATAATGGAAAACAATCCTTTTTCGATGCGAGATAAGAATAAGGCAGCCTATAAGTTAGAAGGACTACCTCATTTGTATTGGTTAAACCTTGATGCTGATGTAAATCGTCGTCAGTATATGGAGGGCCAACTTGACTATTGGCAAATCAAAAATCATACACGCATTTCTGGATTCGATGGCCGAACAGATGATGTTGCTTGTCATCTAAAGGGTAGAGTTCCCGACAATATTTCATCAAACGAACTTGGATGTTGTCTTTCCCATCTTAAGGCAATCAAACACTTCTATGAGGAGACTAATGATGAGTATTGTATGATTGTTGAGGATGATGTAAATTTTGATATTGCTCACTTCTGGAATTTTACTTGGAAAGATTTTTTTGCCGAACTTCCATATGATTGGGATTGTGTCCAGTTAACTACAATTTGTACTGGAGATATTCATGTTAAACTTCATCTGAAATTTATTAATGACTTCTCTGCTGCTGTATATTTGATTGGCAGACATCATGCTGCTAAGATGATGCGCCATCACATTCGTGGTGATAAGTTTAAACTTGACAATGGTGTGAAACCTAGAGCAGTATCAGAAGATGTTATTTTGGAGACAGGCCGTACATACACTATTCCTTTGTTCTTGTACAATTTGAACTTTGGGTCTACAATACATCAGGAACACATCTCCGTGTTTCACCGGGGTCCTCATGATGCTCTTCTTAATTTCTGGCAACAAAACGGATCGGGAGTTGATATTAAAGAGTATATGAACTATGATCCATATCTTGGCAGAATTACAGAAAATTCTGCTGCTAAGAAAACTCAAGAGGGGCAATAAAATTTAGCCCTTGACAAAACCTTAAGGTAAAGTTAAAATAAATATGTTCAAGTGATGAAGCCTCAATTACTCGCGTAGTCACTGAAACGGAGAAAGTCGATTCTCCTTACATCCGCAGGTATTATTCTGCGAGAAACTTAGAGGTACTATTATGTTTAAATCCGCAATCGCAGCTGTTGCTGCTGCTCCTTTCCTTGCCACCGCTGCGTTCGCTGGCCCTTATGTTAATGTAGAAGCAAACACCGGTCTGACTGGTAGCGACTATGTTGGCACCGTAACCGAAGCACATGTCGGCTATGAGGGCACCGCTGGTAAGGTTGCCTACTACGCTCAGGTTGGTCCTGCTCTGGTAACCCCTGATGGTGGTGATACCGATGTCCAAATTTCTGGTAAGATTGGCGCTTCTGTTGCCGCTACTGAGAACCTGGGTGTCTATGGCGAGTATGCTGCTATCAGCACCGATAACGATCTGAATAGCAACATCAAGGTTGGTGTGAAGTACACCTTCTGAAATAGAAGGTTTGTGGAACCTAACTGTCCACACTAATACAAACATCAGGACCTCCTAACAAGAGGTCCTTTTTTATGGTTTACCGTAAGTTAAAATTAAGTTAAGTCTCTCTATATACGAAGGTTTTGTCTTCTTATAGGGTTAATCAATCCTTAACGACAAAATCTGAAGCCTCTGTTAAAATAGACAGGTCTTCAAAAGACAAACAAAGTATTCCAAAAAAGGAGATTTTTATGAAAGCAATCGCTCTTGCCGCA